CTGGGGCGAAGGTGCCGTTGGTGACGCCGAGCGTCGACGGCTTGCTAATCGTCCACCAAGCGACCGAGAGCACGTCGTAGCGCAGCGTGATTGACCCGTCGGCGGGGATGCCTGCTGGTGCGCCGTTAAGGGCTGTTGCGCCGTTCAGCGTGAAGGTGAGCGCTGTTACCTCCTGCGACGAGTAAAGAACGATTTCTTGCCCGTCTGCGGCGCTTGCAGCGGCAGGGAGAACGATAGTGCCGGTCGCCATCGGGCCAGTCGGCGTCAAGAGCACGAAGAGCGAGCTCGCCGTCGTCGGGAGCGCGAGCGTGAAGCCTGCGAGCGTCGGCGACGCCGTCACGCGCTGGAAGGCGGGAGACATCCACGCTTGCTCAATGTACGAGAGCAGCGTTGAGACGGAAGCGCGGCGCGCGTCTCCGTTGCTTGCAGAGTACACCGGGATTTGATCGGAGCCCGAGAGCTGGTTCAGTGAAGCGAGCTGGTTAATCGTCGGCATGTGAATCCTTATTCGTAATCGATCGGCGCGTCGTTACCGGCGAGCACCGGCTCGACGGGGCCGCGCAGGAACGGACTGCCGTTCCAGCACCACGGCTTGTTGCCCGCGCCTGCGGGCAGCGTGCCCGGGAACTGCTGGTCGTTCGGCATCGCGGCGCGCACGAGGATCGTGTTGTAGGCCCCGCGAGCGGTCGCCAGCGTGCCAGGGAGCACCTGCTTGCCGTAGCTAGGGGCGATGCGGCACGCGAGGTTGGTCACGATCGCTTCGTTCGCGCGGTCGGGCACCGAGGTCTGCGTGTCGAGGTCGCTTTGCTGCGGCGAGAGCGGCAGCGGGTAGCCGAGGCGAATGCCGCGCTCGTTCCACTCGCCCATCATGCCGTCGAGGCGGCGAAGGGCCGTCTGGAGGTCTTGCGGGGTCGAGTTGAACACGTAATCAGCGAGGCCGATTTCCGTCAGCGCCGCTTCGATGTACTGCCGCTTCGTGTAGCCCATAGGTTAGCCCTTCAGCGCGCTTTCGATGCGCTCTGCTAGCGTCTTGTCGCCCCATCGCTTGTCGACCTTGATGCGCAGCTCTGCGGCCTTGCGTTCGAGCTCGTCGCGCGTTGGCGGGTCGTCGCTCACGTCATCCGGGGGCGAAGCAGCAGCGGCGACGGGCACGGCAGTCTTCGCAGCGATGGCGGCAGCTTTGCTCGTGCTCCACCCTTCGGCGAGACGCTTCTCGACGAGGTGCGGGGCTTCATTTCGATATTCGAGCCCGTGAGCTTTTCGCCAGCGATAGACGAGCGCCATCTCATTTGCCTTTCTTCGCTTTGCGCGCAGTCGAGAGCGCGATCGCGACGGCTTGCTTCGGCGGCTTGCCGGCCTTCATCTCGCTCTTGATGTTCTTCGAGACGGAGCTTTTCGAGTATCCTTTGACGAGCGGCATGGCGCGCACGGTAGCACGCGCAAGGCAAAAAAAAAGGAGCGACCGAAGCCGCTCCCTCTTTCGCTCGCGCTCAGCGAATCACTGGTCGAAGAGCAGAACGCCCGCCATCTCGGGGTTCAGCATCGCGGTGCCGAAGAGCACGTCGACGCGGTACTGCGTGAGGCTCGACGCGATGTCGAATTGCTTCTGCATCACGACCTCGATGCCTTGATCGGTCGTTGCGCGCATCACTGCGACGCCTGCGTTCTCGGGAATCGCGAGGCGACCTGGGAGCAGTTCGATCGCCGACTTGTGCCAGAAGCAGTTATAGTCGGCGGTCGTCGAGTTCAGGAAGACGATCGCTTGCGCAGCGCTGCCGAGGCCGGTGCGTTCGCAGTTCTGGTACTGGACCTCGGACTGCGTAGGCGCGTTGGCTGCGCTGATGATTGGCGGCGTGATGACGACCGTGTTCGCAGCGCCGACGGAGACGACGCGGAAGGTCTTGAGCTGGCCGGTGCTCTGCTTGGTGATGAGATGCACCGAGCTGATGCCCGCGATCGTGAACGCATCGCCTGCGGCGACGCCGGCGTTGCTCGAAAGCGTAATCGTCTGAAAGCGGTTGTCGACGTTGAGAATGCCGGCGACGCCGGTATTGGTCGCGAGCGGAACGTAGTTGACGTTGCCGCCTACGTTGAGGGTCGAGACGGAGAGGGCCACGCCAGCGGCGGCAGTCTTGCGCAGGGCGTAGTCTTGCTTGTACGTGTCGAAGCTCGACACCATGCCGACGTAGGCGCGCTCAAACGCCTTGTCGGAGCGGTTGTTCGTGCCGAATGAGCGAGTCGTTCCGACGACGTTGCCCGCGAGACCGTTGTAGCTGCGCGAGGAGAGCGAGAGGTAGCGCGAGTCGCTCGGCACGCCCGTCTCGTTCATGATCGAATCGCAGAGCGCGATGTCGTCGAAGGAGCCAGCAGGGGTGCCGGTCGTGACGACGAGGCTGCCGAGGGCGGTCGCCGTCTGCATCACGGCGACGTTAATATCGCTGGCAAGCTTCTGGTTCGCGCCTTGAGCGAGACGGCCCTCTTGCAGTGCGTCGCGGAGCTCGACGGAGGTCATGCCCCAAGCCACGGTCTTGAGGTTCGTGATTGATGCGGGGCACGTAAGCTGCGTCTTGTCGCCGAACGTGATCGGGGTGCCGGGAACGCTCGTCACGCTCGGCATGATGTACGGCTGCGGACGCCAGATAGTGCCGTAGTTAGGCGAAACGCTCGACGGCATCGCAGTCGTGCGCGCCGCGTCGGTCTGGTTGTAGTTGTAGATGTTCACGTTGCGGCTCATCACGAGCGCGTCGTTGAACCCTTCGAGCATCTGCTCGAATGAAACTTTTTCTTCTTTGCTGAATGAGTTCGACATTGTGGTATTCCTTAAACTTTACTTCGTATGCACTTGGGCTTTAAGCTTCGCTTTGTACGCGATGACTCGCGTAAAATCGCCGCTCTTATCAGCCTCGTCGCGCAGACGTTCGAGCACTTGGTCTTGACCGCCGCCCGCGAGGCGAGTCGTTGATTTGATGACGGATTCAGGGGCGGCAGACGGTTTGCGGGGGTTCACTTTGAGCTGCGTTTCAATCTTGGCGATGGCGAATGCGAACTTCACGGGGTCGCTGATTGCCGCGAGCTCCTTGAGCTTGGCGGGGTCTTTGCCGATGGCGTAGGTGACGAGTGCAGGGTTCTCGGCTCCGCTCACGATGATGCCTTGCTGCGTGACGTTGAGCGACTCGGTAACGCTCGATTCGGCGTCCTCGTAATCGCGCACGCGGAGGGAGGCTTTCGCTTTCCCGTAGGCATCGAGTCGCGCTTGCCATGCCTGCTTTTGCGTCTCTTCGGACTGCCTCTGCTTCGCTGCGTGGTCGTCGACGCCACGCTTGCGATCGAACCATCCCGAGAGCGCCGTCTCGAACTTCTCGGCGTCGTAGTCGTAATCTTCGAGCTTCGGTTTCGCGCCTGCCGCTGGCGGTTGGTTCTCGACCTGCGGCGCTTGCACCTTCGCTCGGAGTTCGCGCACTTCGCGCTGGAGTTCTCGCTCGCGTCGCCGGAGCTCGCGTACCCACGCGGGGGCGGCTTGCTTCGGCTCTTCGGCCTGCACCGGCTTGTCGCCGATGGAAACCTCGACCTCATCGTCGATCGCGTCTTCGTCCGCTGCTGCCTCCGGCGTTGTCTCGTCGGCTTCCTGCGGTGCCTCGGGCGTCTCGCCCTCAGTCGTCTCGATTGCGATCGTCTCTTCCGTTTCGTTGCTCATCTTGTCTCGCTCGTCGATAGGCTCGACGGGGGCCGTTAATTGCCGGGGCGATTAGGCGGAGGTGGCTCGCGCAATCGCTTCGGCGGTCTTAATCGCTTGACTCTGCGCGGAAATATTGACCGACGCAAGGGTCTTGACAGTTTCCGCTTTTGTCTTTTCGGCGTTTGCGATTGCGAGCGCCGCGTCGGCTTGCGCCTTCGTCGCCTTCGCCTGCGCCTCGGCTGCGGCTGCTTGGAGGTAGAGCGCTTGCGCGTCGGGCTGCTGCTGCTGCGCGGCTGCGGCCATCTCCTTTGCCTCTTCCTCGGTCGGCTTCATCGCGCCCATTTGCACGAGCTTCTTGCGGAAGAACGCTCGCACCTCGCTCATGCCTTCGCCCTCAATGTTCATGATGGCGATGGATTCGAGCACGGCCTTCGTCGCCGGGTCGGCGGTCACTGCGATGAGCGGCGTAAGCGCTCGCACCATCGCGTTGCGCTTGCTCTGCGACGAAGGGCCGACGGTCACGGCCACATCGAATCGAGCGCGTGAGAGGTCGTTCTGAAGCTCGACGCCGCCGGTCTCGCCGATGGTCGGGCGAAGCAGTTCGACGGCGGACGCGCCGCCTTCAGCGCCCACGGTCTTCATGGATCGGCCCTCCTCGACGTAGACCTCGCGCGCCATGCCGAGCCACACTTCGCCGCAGCGCTTCATGGCCTTGGCGAAGTTGCTCACGTAAATGAACGTCTGCATGTCGAGGCGCTGTTGCACCATGCCGACCGCTTCGGCGGACACGTTGGCGCGCACCTGGTCGCCACCCTCGGCACCGCCGAGAACGTCGCGCATGTCCTGCTCGGCGATTTGAATCAGCGCGGCGAGAGCCGGCGGCACCTGCGGCGGTTTCGTGTACCCGAGCGGGCCTGCGGGCTGCACGGAGCCGTCGATGTTCGTCAAGCGATTCAGGAGCAGATACGGGAAGTTGCGAAGGTTGTCCTGCTCCCACATCCACTGATGACCTGCGACCTGCTCGGGGTCGAAGAGCGGCTTCTCGACGGACGAGAGCGCGCTGATTTCGGCGAGCTTGCTGCGCTGCATGTTCGCGATGCGCTGCGCGTCTTTCGCGAGGCGCACGTGGCCCATGCATCGCTCGACGTTGTCGATGAACCAGCGCTTGCCGTAGGTGACGATGATCGGAATGTTCGGGCCTGCGACAAGGCCGAAGTCTTCGAGCACGCGCCCGCCGGAGAGCAGGTACTTGTGAACGCGGCGCGTCTTGCGGCGCTTCGACGGGAGCTCGGTTGCGCCGGTGCTCATGAGCATCTGTTCGAGGTTCTCGTCCTCGTCGAACTCGGCGCGCGTGTACGTCTGCTCGGAGCCGTCGAGCAGGCGGAAGACGCGCAGCGTCTCGGAGCGCTCCTCGATGCGGTAGTACTCGGCGAGGTAGACGACGTCGGGCGACGACCAGTCGAAATACGTCTCGTAAATCTGCTTCGGCCAGCTCGCGGGCTGGTCGTCGAACTGCTCCTCGTACTCGTCAGGCGTCATTGACGAAACGACGAAGCAGTAGCGCGCATCGCTCTTGTCGTACCGCTTCGCATCGAGGTCGAAGTACACGCTCGTATCGGCGTCGAAAATGGGCTCGATGCGAATGCGCTGGTGGTCGTTCTCGGGGTCGAGTTCGTCTTCGAGCACAGAGCGAAGTCGCCACGCGCCCATGCCGCCGCCGACGGCTTCCTCGAAGGCGTTGTCGTACGCTTCATCAGCGACGGAATCCTGCTCGTCGGCGCGGTAGAGCCCGTCGCAGAGGTCGGCGAGCTTGTCTGCCTCGCGCCCGTCTTTCGGCACGTAGTCGACCGTGATGCGGTTCGCTCGGTACTCGTTGATAATGCGCATCACCGAGAGCGCGACCTTGTTCACTTCGAGCCTCGGGCGGTTCTCGAACTGCTGCTTCAGCGGGCCTTCCCACTGCGCTCCTGCGATGCTGTAGAAGCGCCGGTCTTCAAGGCACTGACGGCGCTCGTCCTGCAACGCGAACTGAATCGTGTTGAAGCGGCGCAGGGCCTCGTCGTGGATGCGTGCGAGTCTCGCGTCTTTCGTCTCGGCCATGGGTGCGACCTATCACCGACGCCATGCGTGCGCTACGGGTTGCGGGGGCTCGAATTGCACGGGCTTCACCGCCTGCACCCGACGAGCGCCCTCGCAGGCGTAGCGTAGCGCGTCGATGATGTGATTGTCGCGGTCTTCGAGCACCGGGAGCACCTTGCCGGTGAGCGGGTCGGCCTTGTAGGCGTAGAGCGTTAGCTCGTCGACAAGGTGCGTGCATCGAGGGTGGACCACGATGTCGTGAGAGCGCAGCCACTCGACGCCTTCTTCGAGCGAGCGCGGTCCCTTCACCGCTGACATTATCTTCGGGTAGCCGTTCTTGCGCAGGTGCGAGATGGTCTCGGGGCGCGCGGAGTCGGCGACGATGGGCCAGCGCTCGGAGTCGGGCACGGTCGAGAAGAGCGTCGGCGTGTCGGTGATTTCGCAACCGACCATGTAAGCTTCGTAGTCGACGAAGAGCGTGCGGCCCTCGACGTAACAGCGCACGAGGACTGTCGGGTCGACCGCGAAGCCCCAGTCGGCACCGAATCGAATCACTGCATCTTTCGGCGCCTCGAACTCTTCGACGCGCCAGTTGTTGAAGACGCGGCGCTCGGAGTTGCGCAGGTACTCGCCTTGCCACACGTGGCGGAACTTATCCGGGTCGCGGCGGCGGTCGTATTCGAGCTCGGCGCGCAGCACGTCGGGGAACCACGGGTTCGACTCGGCGTTGACGGCAACGACGACGGCATCGGGGGGCGGCGTGTCGCCTCGGAGGAGCGCGTCTACCGGGTCGGTCGACTGCGAGGGGTTCCACGTGAACCACAGCTCTGAGCCAGGGCGTCGAATCGTCGGGCGGAGCAAGTCGAGCGACCGTTGCGAGAGGCTCTGCGCCTCCTCGACCCACGCGCAGTCGTAGCCTTCGAGCGACTTAATCGAGTCCGCCGTATGGTTTTGCATGCCCTGGAAGATGATGCGCCCGTCGCCCTTGCGGCTCTTGATGACCGTATCCTGCACCTCGAAATAGTGCGCGACGCCGAGCGCTTCAATCTTCGCCTCGATGAGCCGCTTCACGGACTGGTTCAGGCTCTTCTGCACTTCGCGCACGCAGACCGTCGAGCGGTTCGCATCGAGGACGTGCGCCTCGACGAGCGCCTCGGCGAAGGCGTGGCTCTTGCCCGACCCTCGTCCGCCCCACGCGCCCTTGTAGCGCGCTTTGCCCAGCAAGGGCAGCATCCATCGGGGCGTCTCGATGCGCAGCGTCCTTGCGGCATCGTGGCGCGACGGCGACGGCTTGGCTGTCCTAGCCGCCATCGGGCTTCACCTTGTCGACGATAACGCGCTCGATGCGCGAGAGTTCCAGAGGTCCGCCGTCGGCCCCGGTAATCTCGTGCCGCTCGGTCTCGCGCCATCGAGCCTGGGTCTTCAGGAAGAAGATGGCGCTCGTCGTGTCGCCGCTTAGAGCCTTTTGAATCAGCCCTTGAGCGACCTTCGCGACGACCTTGCTTTTGCCGCGTTTATACAGTTCGCTTATGCTCGGGTCTCGCTCCATAATCGCGAAGAACGTCGTGCGCCCGATGCCAAAATAGTCGGCGACCTGCTCGGCGGAAAGGAACGCCGCGAGCGTCTCAACCTCGCCGCGCTGCTTGTCGGAGAGCGTTTTCGTCGGGCGTCCTGCCTTGCCGTTAGCCATTAGGTTGCCTCATTGAACGCGACGCCATCGGCCTCGCGAGTTGCCGTCTTGCCGGTGAATTCCTGCCAGCGCTGCACGATTACGTCGCAGTAGGCAGGACTGATCTCAATGCCGTAGCACTTGCGACCCAGTTGCTCTGCGGCGATTAGCGTGGTTCCGGAGCCACAGAAGGGCTCGTAGACCAATCCTTCAGGAACAAACTCAAGTGACCACACCATCACGCGAACCGGCTTTTGCGTTGCGTGTTCTTTCGCTCCGTCTGCTTGATGCGTTCGCGGGCATTCAATCCTTTTTGCGTTCTTGTCCATGTTGGTCCAAGCGAGTTCGACCGAAGACATTGTGGGAAACTCTGGTTTATCCCATGCGAGCCAACATCGGGAAGCGGGCGTAACAAAATAGTTTCCTCCCCACACCACGGATGGGACGCCCAACGCCACAACCATATCGAAAAACTGCTGCGAAGTCGTGGCGTCCCATTCGCGCATAACATCGAGCTGCTGATTATTTTTTGCCCACGTCCCGCCGTGCATCAACGAACCGATTCCATAAGGCGGGTCAGTTACAACCGATTCCGCCTTCGCCCCCGCCATCAGCCGCCCCACGTCCTCGGCCTTCGTTGAGTCCCCGCACAGCACCCGATGCTCCCCGAGGAGCCAAAGGTCGCCCGGCTTCGTGATCGGGTCAACGGGGACCGCGGGCACCTCGTCGGGGTCGGTGAGCCCCTCGGTGCCAGCAGGCGAGAGCGCGGCAATCTCGTCGCCCGAGAAGCCCGTCAAGTCGAGGTCGAAGCCAAGCTCGCCAAGCTCGC